TGATTATTTCCTCTGCTATTACTACTGAACAGGTGCCTGTGTAATGGAAATTTTTCAGCAAAAAGAAGACGGCTGGAGAATTGTCATTGATGGCTCTGGCGGCGGCAAAGGCGGCGGCGAAGCAAGAGCGCCACAAGAGGACGCAGAATCGCTCAGGAGCCGCTCTGAAGCCTCTTTCGTAGCAGTGCTGTCCGAGGGGGAAGTAGAGGGCTTCGAGGACGGCGTAGACCCCCTGCAGCGCATCTATCTTGATGGCACGCCAATCAAGAACACTGATGGAAGCCTGAATTTTGGTATTTCGTCATTCTTCACTGGAAGCTCTGCCAATGCAAATGGAAAAGGCGGTCTTATCCCAGAAATATCAGCTTCCATTCCATCGTTAAATAGAAATAATGCCACTGGACAAGTTGATTCACTTGTAATTGACTATCGCACTGGCACGCAAAATCAAGACCCAATGCCAGGGTTTGACGATGTGAAGGTGGAGCAGTCTGTTGGCGTTAAATTAACTAGCGCTGCTGGTGAAGTTGTAAGAACAACTACTACCAATTTGCTGACAAAATTAAGAATTAGAGTGGGCATTGGCGCTTTATTTAGAGTTGACACCAGTAACGGAGATGTAAAAGGAAGCTCTGTGCAGTTCAACATTCAAATTAGACCAACAGGTGGTAGCGCTTTTGTCAATGAAAATAAAACAATTCAAGGAAAAAGCAGAGGGCCAGTAGATTTTGAATATGAATATAATTTGCAAGGCGATGGGCCATGGGTGGTGACAGTCACTCGCTTAACACCAGATCCAACTACTACTAGCACTACGGATGACCTGTATTTCAAAGCAATTGTTGGCATTAACACGCAATCTTTTCGCTATCCAAACACTGCATTGATTGGCTTGAAGATTGGCGCCGAAAACTTTACTTCCGTGCCACAAATTGCCGCCGACATGCTTGGCGTGAAAATTAAAGTGCCCAATAATTACAATCCATTGACACGCAGCTACTCTGGCATTTGGAACGGCACATTTAAAACTGCCTGGAGCAATAATCCAGCTTGGGTGTTTTATGACTTGTTAACAAACACTCGCTATGGAGCAGGGGAATTCGTTCCCGAAAACCAAGTGGATAAATTCTCTCTTTATCCCATTGCTCAATACTGTGATGAGCTTGTTTCCAATGGCCAGGGAGGATTGGAGCCTCGTCTAACGTTCAATGCGTACATTACAGATAAGGGACAAGCTTATGACGTGCTAAATGCAATGGCAGCAGTATTTCGCGGGATGTTGTATTTCTCGGAGGGGACAATTGTTGCCATTCAAGATAAACCAAAATCTGTAAGCAAAATTTTCTCGCCCGCCAATGTTATTCAGCAGGTAGATGATAATGGCAATGTCACAGAGCCTCCCTTCAATTATGAAGGCACAGCACGCAAGGCTCGCAAGACTGTTGCTCTTGTGTCATGGAATGATCCTAGTGATCAATACAAAGCAAAAACTGAATATGTAGAAGATAGAGAAGGCATTGATCGCTATGGTTATCAGGAAGTGGAAATTAGGGCTTTTGGCACGACAAGTCAAGGACAAGCCCAACGCATTGGTCGCTGGACTTTATTGAGTGATCAACTAGAAACTGAAGTGGTTACTTTCAAGACATCCACTGAAGGTTTCTTTGTTTTGCCTGGTGAAATTATTGGCGTGGCAGATCCAGCGAAAGGAGGCAAGCGTTATGGCGGAAGAATTATTGAGGCTACTACTTCCTCTCTCACCATTGATGCCCCGTTCACCATCGCTTCTGGAGCGTCCTATCAAGCAAGCGTGATGTTGGCTGATGGCACCATTGAAACTCGCGCTGTCACGAATTCCGCAGGCGAGACTAGTGTTTTATCACTTGCTTCTACATTATCTTCCGCTCCAATCACAGGCGCTCCATGGGTGTTGCAAGAAAATAGTGATGGCATTAAGAAATATCGCGTGGTTTCCGTCAATGAAGACGAGGGAGTGGTGACAGTGCTTGGCGCATTGTACGACGAGACAAAGTTTGCCTTGGTTGATAGCGGCACAAATTTAGGACTCACCCGCACATCTATTGGCGGGCCTTCTGTTGCTCCATCAATCGCTGGCGGTTCTATTGTCTTGGAGGTGCCGTAATGTCATATAACGAAGCGCGTTGGGACTATCCTCAATATTCCGCCTATTCCATTTTCAATGTCATCAATCCAGCTATTTGCTGGAACACGCCACAAAACAATCCCTTCATTGCATCGTTTGAAGTGGACTATTTAGACGTGTTGGAGAATCAATGGAAAAGAATTGGCACCACTTCCACGAGCTATATTCGCTTTCCTTCTGATGTTTATAGCACAAATGGATCATATAGAATTAGAATTACTACCATTGGCATTAATGGTAGGCGCTCGCCCTATGCTTATAGCACAGTGGTGTTAGCGAGTCCGTTGGTCTTTGATTTTACTGCCAGCCAAGACGTGCGCTTTTCTGATGGTACAATTGTTCCTAACCAACGCTATCTATTTTTGATTCTTTGACATGGCCAATCTTTACGGACTCGATGCAATTGGCAATGCTGCCTACGTGAAATCCACTGGAGCAGGAACTGATGCCGATCCTTATGTGGTACAGAATGATGCTTTCACGAGCAGCCTGAAGAGCGCACAAATTACCAATACTGCTAGCGCTGATGTAGTGGCAGCAGTGGCGAGTACAAAGCTGCGAGTGCTTGCGATGGCAATCACTGCATCGTCTGGATGCACAGTAAAGCTACAAAGTGGTGCTAGTTCTGATCTTACGCCTCCTTTTTATCTTGGAGCAAATGGCAATATCACTCTTTCAAATTCGTTGGGTTTGTTTGAAAGTGTAAGCGGAGAAAAGATTAATGCAGTTGTGAGTGGCACCACTGACTATTCGGTGTTTGTTTCCTACCGCGAAGTGCCAGTATGAGCAATTTTCTTGCTACTTCCATTATTCCCCAAGTGGATTTGGTTCTACTTCGTAGGGATTATTTTGAAGGGCTTAGCTTGTTGCTGCAAGATGCAAGTGGCGTGCCATTTGATTTGAACGGAGTGCAAGTGTGTGCCTCTGTTTGGAAAAGCACTTCTTCTGGCACTTTTGAGCAAGTGTTGAGCATCAATGCGGAAGAACAAGAGCCTCTTACTGCAGGCAGAGTAAGGCTATGGCTGTCTTCTGCTCAAACAGCATCACTGTGGGACGCTTATCAATCCGCTTCTGTTTCCAGTTCTTTCTTTCCTAGCGTTTACACACAAAGTGTTTCTCAAGAAAGTCTTTCCAATTTGTTTTGGGACGTTCGCATTGAAACACAAGAGGAACTTGCCGACTTGGTAAGTGTTGCGAGTGGTGTGTTTGTTTCACAAACCAATCATACGCTTGGCTCAACAGAGCGTGTCATTTTTAAAAGCACAGCACAATCAAGCATTAATTATGACAGTACGGGCAGCACAATTTACAGTGGACTAACCAATATTTCCTATCAACCTCCTTATTCTTTTACCATTGCTAGTCTTTCTGGGATTACAGACGCCGCAATTGGCGGAAGTGTTTATAGACTAAAACAAGATACTGTCGTTGCTGGCAATGTAGTCATTAGCAACACACTCTCCAATTGTTTCCCTTAGGGCATCATGGCAGACGAATTGAAAGAAGGCGTTGCAGTTGTAACCATTGGACGCACTGCTCCAATTCCTCCTGGCCCACAAGCAGCAGCAGATAGTCTGCCTGTTGTTATTGCTAGTGATCAAGAGGCTGTGCCTGTAGAAATACAGAATCAGCAAATTACTGAAGTAAGCTTAAGCTTGCTTGGTATTCCTCGTGCTGAAGTGGCACTTGGCATTTTTGCTGATGTGACCACATATGACGTAAACCCTAATGAATGGCAAAGTGAAGGTGGGGGGACAACCACTCACCTTCCTGCTGAAAGCGCAGCAAAAGTTGCTCTTGGCACTTCTACTACTAATAACTATCAAATCCTTAGCAGCAAGCGATTCTTCCGTTATCAGCCAGGACGAGTGAGTGCTGCCACGTTTGGCGTGAGGAGCAATATTACCACTGATCGCACTGATATTAAGAAGTTTGGCGCTTTTGATAAGAAAGATGGTTACTACATTGAAGTGCAGGGAGGCGGACAAACTAGCATTAGCGACAAGGAAACCAATCTGCTTTGCGTGAGGCGCTCCAGCGCCTTTGAAGGCGACGAA